ACATCAGGTATAGATGGTACAAGTGGGTCATCTGGATTTAACGGATCAAGTGGAACATCTGGAACTTCAGGAACTAGTGGATTAACAGGAACATCTGGTACCTCAGGGGAGAATGGTATATCAGCAGGTAGGACTTATTATTTTAATCAGTCTCAATCTTCAGATGTATCCCCATATAAAGTATTATCTGAAGAACCTTCAGGTGCTGTAGAGCAAGTGGTTACAAAAACATTAACAGGTAGCCAACAAGGTGTTTTAGTTCAAGAATTTTTAACTCCTCAATTAGGTTTCCCTGTTATTCCATCGGGAGTTCAAAGATTTCATTTGCACTTTTTAAAACCTGCATCTAATGATAACATTGATGCATATGTGACTATTGAGTTAGCAAACTCAGCTGGTATATCATATGGTACTGTTATTCAATCAAATAAATCATTAATTGGTTGGGTTAGTTCAACTTCATCTGCGGAAGTTTTTGTAGATATAACTTTACCCACAACAGGTATAAATGCTACAGATAGAATAATTGCTAAGATTTATCTTGATAATAATACATCTTCTTCAAAAAATGTAAATTGGTATACAGAAGGTAATTCTGCTTATTCTTATGTGATTACATCTGTTGGCGTTGTTGCAGGAACATCAGGAACATCAGGCACAAGTGGTATAACTGGAACTAGTGGTACTAATGGAACTAGTGGTGTATCTGGAACAAATGGAGTTAGTGGAACAAGTGGTGTAGATGGAACTTCAGGCGTAAATGGTACAAGTGGTGTAGATGGAACTTCAGGAACAAGTGGTGCTACAGGATCATCAGGACAAAGTGGAACCTCAGGTACAAGTGGCGTTGATGGAGTAAGTGGTACATCTGGAGTAAGTGGTACATCTGGAGTAAGCGGAACATCTGGTGTTAATGGGGCGAACGGAACAAGTGGTGTTAGCGGAACATCAGGAGTTAATGGGGCGAACGGAACATCGGGCGTTAATGGAACATCAGGAGTCAACGGTGCCAATGGTACCTCAGGGGTTAATGGTGCCAATGGTACTTCAGGAACGTCAGGTTTGAATGGTGCAGGAGCAACCATATTTTATAGTACCTCAGGAACAGGATATACCCCCGGAGCTCAAGGTATTAGAGTTGTCCCTGTTGGCATTTTAAGTATTAACACAACATATATTATTAGTGTTACTATTATTGGACCATCAAGATGGGCATCAGGTGCTTTTTTATGGAGACCAGTTGCTAATAGTCAACTTAGTAACTATGGTGTTGCAGCGGTATATTTCCCAACAAACACAAACATCAACGGACTTGCTTTATACGCAGTATCTACAACAGGTGGAGGTAGTGGAGCTAGTGACGTGGTTGTTAACTCAAATGTATTTGACATGAATGGTGCAAACTGGAGCTCAACAGTTAGAACAATAGGTAATTAAAAAAAATAAAAATATGTATCCGATATATACTTGGAAAGTTACAAGAATGCAAGTTTTGCTTGATATTGACTCAATGCTTGATGTTGTATATAATGTAGATTTTGTTGTTACGGCTGAAAAGGAAGGAATAAAACTTTATTCTAAAGACTTTAATGTATTTCTTCCACAGCCATTAGTTGGTACAGATTACATTGCATATGATGATTTAACTAATGACATTGTTATTGGTTGGTGTCAGCAAGTTCTTGGACCTGAATTTACAGAAGGTGTTTATACTAGGTTAAATGATAGAATTGATTTAATTTTGTCTAGCCAAGACCCAATAGCAAAACCTTTGCCTTGGTCATAAAATCCAATGGAAAGACTTTTTTTTCAGAGCTCAATGCCAAGAGCAGGTAGTACTGTTCTTCAAAATATATTGGCTCAAAATCCTGATATATACGCCACCCCAACAAGTGGCGTATTTGATTTACTTCAATCAGCGAAGTTTACTTATAGCACAGCTAGAGAGTTCTTAGCACAAGATCCAATTTTAATGAATAAGGCTTTTTTATCTTTCTGTAGAGGAGGGATAGAAAACTTTTATACTCCACTTACAGATAAAAAGTATGTCATAGATAAGTGTCGTGGGTGGGGACTTTCTTATGAGTTTATTAACAAGATACAAGACGATCCTAAAATTATTTGTATTGTAAGGGACTTGCGTGATATATTCGCATCATTAGAGAAGAAATATAGGCAATATCCTGAGATGCATAACCCTATGGTTAATTGGCATAATCTAGAAGGAACGACAACACAGAAGCGTGTTGAGCTGTGGGAGAAAACTGTTCCACTTGGTATATCCTTAGATAGTCTTAGTGAAGTATTTAGAATGGGTCTAAATAATAATATTCATTTTATAAAATATGAGGACTTATGTAATGACCCATCATTAGAGATGACTAAGATATATCAATTCTTTGGTATACCATATTACCAACACGACTTTGATAATATTGAACAGATTACACAAGAGGATGATTCTTTGTATGGGCCATTTGGTGACCACAAAATACAACGCAAATTAGAAAAAGTTTCTTCTCGTGCTGAAGATATTTTGGGTAAAGACGTTTGCAATTATATCTACAATAAGCATAACTGGTATTTTAATAAATTTAATTATACTCATGATAATAGCTTTGATCGGCCAGCCTGGGGCAGGTAAGACTACGCTTGCTAAAGAATTATTAAAACACAAAGATTATCATCACATCGATGGTGATGATCTTCGTGAGTTATTTAATAATAAAGATTATAGCAGAGAAGGTAGATTAAAAAATCTAAACAGAGCTAGTGACATAGCCCACTATCTTAGTAGAGAAAAGCCTGTTATACTTTCCTTGATTTATCCTTATCAAGAAGCAAGAGACTATTTAAATGCATTGCATAGCGATGTCAAATGGTGCTGGCTTAAAACAGATGAGCAAAGAAAAAATCCAGAACTTCAGGTTGATGATTTCGAGAACCCTACAAACTCTATAAACTCTATAGAGATTAATACTAGCGAATCAATCCGTTCTTGTTTATTACATCTATTACTTTTTGTGCCTTAATGGATGTCTGACATTCAAACATTCGATAAGTATCCTTGTGAGCTGGGCACCAATTCCAATCGCCTTTATCAAACTTTAAATTAGGATCGTTCCAACATCCGTTGCATACTGATTTGTTTTCTACTCGGATGCAATTAAACTCGTGCCATTTCTCCGAGAAGTTTGCAATCATAACCACAGGCTTCCCTAATCCCCAAGCAAGCCAGCTAACTCCACTACCAAGTCCAATAAAGAAATCACTATTGTGTATGTAGCACATTGTATCCTGAATATTAGGACTGATTATCTGCTCGCAATTATCGAATGGGTTTTCTTCTAATGATACATTAATTACCTTGTACCCTTTCTCGTGCAGATAGTTAATAACTTCTTGCCACCCTTCTTTGGTCCAAAACTTACATCCGGCTGTTGAGTTAGTTGCAATAGTAACTGTCTTCTGCAGTATCAATTTTACATTAGTAGGTTTCCACTTAAGATTAGGCTTGATTTCATTAAACTCAAGGCCAAGAATATTAGTCGCAGCTTGTTGTAATGGTATGGTATTTGGCAATACAGGCTCCTTGTTTGAATCGTAGAACCAACCTATGTTATATTGTGCATGAATATTCTCAACTGTTGATCCAGGCTCTACTATTTCTATCTCAGGATAGTCAAGTATACTGTTCCAAAAACTTGACAAAATTACTTTGCAGTTATGCTTTTTCTGAAACTCTAAAGCGTAAGGTGCCCAAGCAATATTGTCACCAAGTGATTTGCTGTCAATGCAAATCAAAACACGCTTTCCTTCTAAATTAAGCGTACTTTCATATATCTTTTTCCCATGTTCGTATACTTCAAGCGACCATTTCTCGTAGTATTGTCTGTTTAATTTAGCCCAAGAATTGTTCGAAATTGTGTTCTCGTAAACAACTTCACCTATTCCATTTTTCCATACTAGGTGGAACCAAGATTTGGCGTGAGATTTTATCTCAATAAAAGGTCCATTAACATTGTGTTCTGTTATTTGAACATCTTGGTCTTCTATATCAATTGCTATAACTTTTGTATAAAGTTTTGATAGCCTAGTTTTAAATAAATCAGATGTTTGATCAGTTGGAGTAATATAGTTTGCCTTAATTGTATTAAAGTCTGTATCGATAGGCTGTATGTAAGCCGCATATCGTCCATGGTATTGTGGCAAGTTATGAGCAATAATTGGCAAGTTATATGCAATAGCCTCACGTAATGCAAGTGGATTGCATTCAATTGTGCTATTAAACATAAATACGTTAGCCTCCTTTAAAAATGAGTCCACATCATCACGCTCTCCTAATACTCTAACATTTGGTGGCAAATCATTCATCAAAGGCTCCCAATAGTGTTGGAAATTACCAGCTTGATTTCCAATAAAATAAAATGTCCAATCAGGATTCTTTCTTGCAATCTCTATGCCCTCAGCTTGATTCTTTCCTGGTGTCCACAAACCAACATTAACGACATACTTTGTGTCTTCTTGTTTTTCGGATTCTTTAGGGTCAATAGGGAATTCAATAACATACTTTACCTTTGTAGGCATATTCTTAAATGTAACCTCTTTATGATAGTTAGAGCAGAATGCATATGCATCAGGATGAAACTTTCTTTCTTTATCCGGATTAAAAAATACATCGTGACAAGTCTCTATAATTCTATATACTCTATTGGTATTATAGAGTTGACTCATCACCTCGTTGTCGAATCTCTCAGCCACATCATGTAGATGAACGATATCGGGTCTAATGCCTTCTATAATGTCTATTAACTCAGATTTGGTATCACCAAGAGTATATACTTTGTTGCCAAGTATTTCTTTTATCGCATTACGATGCACTACGAAATCAGCTGTGTAGAACTGATATTCTACTACGTGTATATCGTACATTTCGTTTAATAATTGTACTTGCTTAAGAAGAAAAGATGGCATCCCTCCAGTAGATAAGTGAGGGGCTAAGTATAAAATCTTTGATTTCATTTTTGAATTAATTAGATTAGCAGTAAATATAAAAGGAAAAATGCTAAATTTGCATATTACTTTAATAAAATAACAATGAAAAAATTAGAAGAACAAGAATTAGCTCGCTTGAACGAAACGACAAAAGGTCTTCGTGAAGCACGCACAACAATCGCAGATATTGAGATTTCTTTAAATCGATTAGGGACTCAAAAAAAATCAGTATTATTTAATGCTGAGAAATTCGCTGAAGAATTAAATAACATCCAGGAAGAACTTCAACAAAAATACGGCAACGTATTGATTGACACCGTAACTGGAGAAATCAAAGAACAAAATGCTGATTCGTAAAATATCTATTGGACCTGATTACAAGAATGCAATGAACTATACTCATGGGCAAGAAGTCCTTGATAAGTCATATCGTATTCATTTGATCACACAAAAGGATGATGGTACAGTTAGTATTTTTATTGAGAAGAATACTGAAGTTATTCTTTGGAAATCAATTGCATCAACTACACCATTTGTCCTCGAGTATAATATCGAGTTCTAATGAAATCTCCATTTTATTTTATCGTAAAGCCAAAAGATGGTAAGCGATATGATGATGAGCGTAATGGCATCATTATATCTACGTCTAAGGAAGATTATAAAGCCTCCACTCGTGAGGCTGTTGTAATTGAAACGCCTATTGGATACGATGGTCCTGTTCAGATTGGCGATACAGTCATCGTTCACCACAACACATTTAAGTACTACTACGATATGCGTGGTCGAGAGAAGTCATCGTGGAATTATTTCCGTGATGATTTATTTTTTATCGATGATCCATACGCATACAAGCATGAGTGTGATACATGGAAAGGAATTGGCCGGTATGTGTTTGTTTCTCCTGTCGAGAACGACCATACTGGCATCACTACCATTGATGCAGAAAAGCCCCTTGTTGGCAAGATAAAGTATGCGAATGATGAAGTACTTGACCTTGGTCTTAAAGTGGGCGATATGGTCACGTTTGAGCCTGAATCAGAGTATCCATTTTGGATTGATGGCGAGAAGGTTTACCGTATGTACACAAAGAACTTAACAATCATATTAGATGAGCAAGATAACAGAGTTAAAGAAGCGAATAATTGATTCAGGATACAAAGCTGTAGAAGAGTTAATTAAGGTTGCAGAAGAAAGAATCGTTACTCACGCTGAGGATGACTTAAGTGCAGATAAACTAAAGAATGCAGCTCAGGCTAAGAAGTTAGCTATTATGGATGCATTTGAGATTCTTAAGCGTGTAGAGGAGGAAAGCAACATCATTGATGGTGTTGTAAATAATCAGGTTAATACTAATCGTGGATTTGCTGAATCTAGAGCAAAAACAAAATGAGTTTATACAAAATAGTAGATAATGTTGTTCCCCAAAAAATACTTGACAAGAAAAATGCCAAGAAAGAATGGGAGTATGGCTATAACCCTGAGTTTGATATTGTCATTATATCTAAAGATGGAACTTTGGGTGATATATATGATATTCAAAATCTTAGAGTAGGATTGCCAAAGACTCCCGAAAAGGTATCATATAAATCTGATAAGTGGGAGCCAATCATATTACCTAAGGAATTGTCACGCATTAAAACAATCTTTGATTGGAATAGGCGTGATAACTCTTTTAAGAACCAATGGGTAGATTTTATTGAACAAGAGTTTGACCGAAGGGAGTATGGATATTGGTTTATTAATAATGGTGTGAAGACTTATATGTCAGGTCATCATTATATGTACCTCACATGGTCTAAGACTGATGTTGGTCATCCAGACTTTCGTGAGTCAAACAGAATATTCTTTTTATTCTTTGAAGCCTGCAAAGCAGACACAAGATGCTTTGGGATGTGCTATCTAAAAAATAGACGTTCTGGTTTTTCTTTTATGGCCTCCTCTGTTTCCGTAGATATTGCTACCTTAGCAAAAGATGCTCGTATTGGTATGGTCTCTAAAACAGGACCTGATGCTAAAAAGATGTTTACGGATAAGGTTGTACCTATTGCCAACAACTATCCATTCTTTTTCCAGCCTGTGCGTGATGGTATGACCACACCAAAGACTGAACTTGCATTCCGTGTTCCTGCAGAAAAGATTACACGCAAGAATATGGATCAGGAGAAAGATGAAGCGATGGATGGGTTAGATACATCTATTGACTGGCGTAACACAGCAGACAACTCGTACGATGGTGAGAAGCTTCGTTTCTTGATTGAGGATGAGGCTGCTAAGTTAGAAAAGCCAATGAACATTGA